CCATTTAAACCCATGCTTCTCACACCAGCCACTATATCGAGTCTTAGACCCTTTATACAACTTAGCCTGAGCATTACTAAATACCAGACGGATATCTAATTCAGGGTGCTGCTTGCGAATTTCCTGATGTTTACGTCTGTCTTCATTATCAAATAAACCTTTTGATTCTATGAAGATACCATTATCCAACTGGAAGTCAGGTGTATAAGTACGATAGCGCAAGTCTTCCCACTGAATCTTCAGTAGCTCGTACCTGACTTCCTTTTGGTGGTGATGTAAATATTCCGCAACCCGTTCTTCGAGGCCACTGCGGTAGCGTCTATAGTTATGACGCCTTCTAGTTATTTTTACCATTCATATTGCTTTCAAGAAGAGATTTCAATTCGTCAACTTTTACTCTTCCGATTGCATTTACGCACTGTAGTTGGTGTGCGGTAACATTAGCGGTAGTTGTATTAATACGGATAACATTAACTAGTTCTTTCTGTTCATCTGTCATCGTATCAATTTCGTACTCTTTACCTTCGATTGTCATTATTGCCATTATTATACTGCCTCATTTTATGCTACTTGAACGTAGTCTACTAGTTTAGGTTCTTTTGCCTTTGATTTAGTCATAGGTAGTGTTTGTAACGTAGGCCAACACTTATGCTTGTGAGAACAAAAGCCACAAGTGGTTGGGTCTAATTTTATATTGCCTGTAAGCTTCTGATAAAAAGTCTCAGGTATTGATTCATAACATCTTTCAAATGGTAGATCATTATCTAAGTAGTCTACAACATTCTTCATGTTTTTCAAGACTTTATTTTTATCTACTGCCCTAGCTGAAACATACTTAAATTCCCCGTTGGCTTTATTAACTACCCACCAACCACCAACTTCTTTGTTAGCAGCTTCTGCATAGCCTACAAGCTGTGAAACATATCCAAAACTGTCTTTTGCATTGAGTGCCTCAAAGTTTAAAAACTTATTAGTGTATGACCACGGGGATGCTGACTTTATATCATCAACTTTACCATTTAGTATTAAGTCATACTCACCTTGTATTTCTTTATCCTCTAATTTTAGTGTGACTTTTTCACTGTCCTCAAACTGTACACCGGAGGCTCGAAGCAGTCCTTTAAAAACTGCCTCTACTATGTCACCTAAAAGCATATTCATTAGGAAGTGTGGAGGAAACGGGGTTTTACCTTCAGGGTCATTCTTATCAAACCAAAGTTGGCAAGTAGGCCGACCAATGTTAGACATTCTAATTCTAAACTCATCACGGGGGCCACTATTCAATTGTCTCATCATGGAGTTACTAACATCAGCAGCAACTTGATCTACAATTTCCTTAGATATAGTGGATTCCCCGGCCATAGCCTTCTGTAAGTACGCATAAACAGATAACTCTGCCGGATGCTCCATTATACAGGAACCCCTTCAACATCAACTAATTGACTAACTAAATTATCTTCATCAGAAGAAAGCTCTTGCTTATTATTATCTTTCCACTGGGTAAGAACATAGTTGTTTGACCAGTCTATCCAATCTAAGAAGCCTTGTAGCACCTCACTATCCCCATCAGAAATTATAATAGGGTCTTTAATAGTAAATGTCATAATAGCAAATGTAGCTCCCGTTGGTATAGATCGTTCTTCTGAACCAAGCGTCAGGCTATATTGAATAGGCAAGACATTCTTTTTAGTTAGTAGACTTATAACAGCATCTAATGCGTTAATGCTAAATCTATTCTTTATGTCTAATATAAAGGGTATATCTCCTTCGTAGCCATCTATAGACTCTCCCTTTTGATCTAACGCAGTACCATTTAGATTTATAGTACCAAACAATATTTTAGTGCGTCTGACTACTCTCATAATATCTTTAGTTTCTTGAGGTACACTATCCCAATCCGAAACATAGCCAGAAGGTCTACCTATATTAAATCCACCTCTACTATCTTTTAGATCCCCTTTGAGATCATTAGCCATAATACTACGATCCATTACATTATTCTCTGAATCCCAATGGGTCCATTGTTGACGTAAAGCAAAAATGCGTATCGTTGGGGCAGCACAATATACAACTTCATCATCTTTTGTCTTTAAACTATATGTTCCTACAGGTAAAACCTCTGTCTTAATAGTTTTTCCTGCGACCTCTATTTCGCCCATAATAGCCGAATGGATAATGCTAAGTCGAGCTAAAGTAGAAGTTTTTTTACCGTCTGGTTGGACATTTATGCCCATCATCTCAGCTATAGTACGTCCTGAGTTATCATTTACTGCTAATTCTGTATTCATAATAATACCTTCATATAATAAGGGTTGAAAAGAGTTTAAGTTATACACGAAACGTCTTCTGTGTCAAGCCAATTTGGGCCTATCTTTGCTTCTAATAACATAGGTACATTCATTTTTACATCATATGCCCCTTCAATGATTTTATCTAGGTCTTTGTTCATATCCACTATAATTTGTATCACATAGTTTTTCTCCTTTGGATGTACATCAATTACTGTTGAGTCGTGTACTGTGTTGACTAAACAGGATTGTAATGGCTTTAGTCTTTCGTCCATCTCAACTAGTACAACAGGTACAATATCCCCTGTAGCAAAACCTTGCACTGGATAGTTTTTTATCATTGTAAAATGTGTGGGCGTTCCATTCTGTCTACGCTCAACATCAGGAAAAGCATACTGCCTACCCGATGGAGTTGTTATCTTTCTGTATCGTATAGCTTCTTCCCCTAACTTCTTATGCCACTTAGCTATACCTCGGTACTTCTCATTGAAATGTTTATAGTATGCAGCTTCAGCTTTGCTTCTACCAAAGCCACTAGCCCCGAAAAGAGGAGCAAAGGTATGGCCCTTAGCTACTTGGCGTGTTGTAGGTTGCCCTGCATCAGATATGACTCTAGCTGTATAAGAATGTACATCAAACCCTGTAGCTATTTCCTGCATTGCTGTCTTATCCTGTGACAAATATGCCGCAACTCTAAATTCCAACTGAGCAAAGTCAGCCTCTAATATATGACCACCCTCCCATCGAGATATAAACACTCGTTTAACGGGGAACGTCCCCCCTCTAGGCATATTTTGCATATTTGGATTACGCCCAGAGAACCTACCAGTAGATGTAATGTGCTGGGTTAGTCCAACGTGCAGCATACCGTCTTCTTTAGTATAAGTATTAATACCTTCAACGAAAGAGGATAAGTATGTTGTAATAGCAGATAGTCTCTTTATGTCTTCTAAGAACTGAATAGCAATAGTCATACCTCTAGTCTTAGCTGTAGATATTAATATATCTAAGTTACCTTTGCTTGTACTAAAACCATTAGCACTCACCCAAGTTTTATTTGGTGCATAAAAACCTAGCCCAGCTAACTTATTAGTTTGTTTAAGTTGATATCCCCTAGCTAAACAATCCGGACACTTACTAGCCTTCTTAAAGTCAGAACCGTCCTTCTTCTTTTTGTATCTACTGCCTATACCATTACACGTTGGGCAACTAAATGCTGTTGTTCTTTTAAGTAATTTGCTGTTAGCTTCTACTGCAGCCTTAAACTCCTCTAAGTTTTTAGTAAACTCAAACAGATCTACCCATTCTTTCTTATTGATAACAGCCCTACTGAAGATTACCTGGCTAACTTGCTCAGGGCTATTAAGATTAACTGGGGTATCTCCCATTAGCTCACGGATCTGTTTAAACAACCTGCCTTCAATGTTTACTTTCTCTTGTTCAAACTCTTTCCTTACTTCTTCAAGGGCGAGTCTATCCACCCGGAACCCTGACATGTACATTCTGGTAAGGGTTCTACAGACACGGAAGGTAATGTCTCGAACTCTATCCATTCCGTTGCTCTCGCTTTTGGAGTAGGCTTCATTAATAGCAATGAACAATTCGGCAGTAGTATCAATGTCGCAACCAAGATAATGCGTAAGTTCTTTAAGGGGTATTTCATTTGTATTATATCCTTCTTTAAAATATTTCTTTAATGTATCATCCTTTTGAAAAGATAGCTCTCTGCGTTCCGCACAAGCAAGTAAGCTTAAGGGCTGTTTTTGTCCTCGCTGTAATATATATTCCGCAAGCATGGTGTCATAGATCTCACCGTTGTACTTAAATCCTGATGCCCATAACCACATTAGATCATGCTGTGCGTTATGCATTATTAATAAAGTAGTATGATCTAAGATTGTTTGTAACAACCTAGCATTAGCACCACTACGGTCAGTCTGTTCTACATGGTCAAACGTCAGCAAGTGCCGTTCTGAAGGTATATCTACGTTCTTAGTCCCAACCTGAACCAAGAAGTTATTTGGCTCAAAGGGGTCCATATGACTCTTGCCATTACGCTTTGTAACTGTGTTCTCTACATCTAATACTAACCTTACCACGTTTGTTTTTCTCTTTTTTCATAATACACAGCATCTTCTTCAGCAGTTCTGTAATACTTATCTAAAAAGTCTTTTATTCCTTTTGAATGGTACTTTCCATTAGAAGACCCTCTGCTGCTCCACCGTCCCGTAGTATAATAATATGTATACCTTGATGCAAACTCATAGCCCTTCTCATTAGGTTCTTTGTATATATGAACTAAATGAGATCCCTCTTTATGTAAGTAACTAATATTTCTTTTGTGTAAAATTTTAGCTACGTCCTCAAAACTTTCTCCTGTAGGACGTTTAAATCTAGGAGTGCCGTCTTTTGCATTTCCAATGTATATGTATTTACCTACGTCTTCTTCTATTTCTTTTTTCATATCTTTCTCTCCTTTTATGCTGTGTACTGAGCAATATCCCCTTGCAACTGGCAAGTAATACGTCCGTGAAATCCCCCCTTCAATTTATTCTTAGCTATGTTTAAGTGTCTCTCTGTGTCTTCCATCTCATTCCCTTCAGTTACTCTGTTCTTACCTATCAATATCATTAAGTCAGCTTCTGCAGCCTTACCTGTCTTACTACCCTCTAACATCGACTGGTCCGGCATAGCTAAACCCTCCGCTGCAGCACTCAATTGAGATAACCAAAACACAGCACAGTTATACTCTTTAGCTATATTCCTAGCGTGTATTGTTGCATCCCGAAGATATACATCTGACTTATCACTAGTTCTAGGGGCAAACTTATCACCCATATCCAGTATAACTATATCTGGTTTTGTAGCCTTAATCACAGCCTCTACCCAAGCTAAATCCTTACCAGTAGAATCTTTGATATGTATGTTAGAACTTACTTTATTATACCTCAAAGCAGCCTTAGCGTAGTTACCTTTTATCTCATCCATAGACATCGTTGTAGCCGCAGTTAAATACCTGGAACCCACCCTATTTGCAGCCTCTTCATTACATAAAACCACGCATTTAGCACCTTGGTCTGCAAACCCATGCCGAGAGGCTATAATTGATGCGTGAAAGCTAGTCTTACCTGCATTTGGTCTCGCACCTACTATTATGAAGTGACCCTTACTGATCCCCTCTATTTTGCGTCTGAGGGTAGGTATGTTAAACTTCCATTGTGTCTCTTCTGCGTTAGCTTTTAGCAAGGTATCTATGCTCATATCTTCGAACTCCACTTTAAGGTTAGGGGTAAAGTCATTTTGGTATAGTTCAACTATCTTTCGTAAAGATTCTAAGCTATTTTCTGTACCATTTACGTAAGCAAAACCAAGATTTGCTACCTCTTCACCTACAACCTGTTGAAATAACCTGGAGATGACTTCATTAGCTACCTCATTATTTAATGTACTGCTTGCTGCTATCCTCTTAAATATCTTTTGAAACTGTTCTTTGTTAGATGTAGTTAGTGTTTTGTTAGTAGCATAAAATAATGCCTCCAGGTCAGCTAATGATAGCCCTTGATTATATGTTTCCATTGCGTAATCTAGTGTTTGCTTAACTCTCCTAACATCCTTCGTAAATATCTTATCTGGGCATTTTATACCTTTGTGTATTTCATAGAAGTCCTTATTCATTAAGGTTTTCAATAATGATAGCTCCGTCACGTTATTTCTTTCCCATCTAACCAGAACTCTTTAAGCTCCACTTGTTTCTTCTCTCTTTTCTCTAGTTCAGCAATAGCTTGCCTGGCCCTGACCTCACGAGACATTAGTGCATTCCAAGACACAGGGAATAGCCCCTCTAAAATAATACTAACAGTATCAGCAATTATTCTTGTTTCATCTTGTGTATCAAAAGTACATCTCAAATTACACATAGCTGCGAATGCGTCTAAGCTACCACTCCAAATCCATTCAGTCATTAGTGTCTGCGGTAATATCATACGAGCCATCTCAGGTGCAACACCATCCTCGATCATCTCTCTATATGTAGTTTTAGAACTGTTACTTATATTATTTACACAATTCGTTCTAAATAAGGTTAGCTCCATGTTGCCACTACTGCCTTGCTTTTTATCTTCAGCTTTCTTGCGCCAATAGGTAGGTATATAAAACTCCGGCTCACTATCAACGTACCGCCTACTAATTTCATTCCAGCGCAAGAACTTATGCTTAACTAGCTGTCGGGATACAAAGACTGGAGCCTTAACGTGAAAGGATGCAAAGCAATGTCCGAAAGGCGAGAGATGTTTATGACGAGCTAAGTAATATATAAGTTTTGTGTCTCTTTTCTCTAGCATAAACTCATTAGAGTTCTCCCCGTCATATTCTTTCCACTTACTCTTCTTATTGAATGACACTCTTGCCGCATTTACTACATCTAAATCTGTACCCATATGGTTCTTATATGTTGCTTGTATCATACTTTGTTTTCGTTTCTCTTAGCTAATGCCTGAGAAGCCCCACTAAATGTATTAACTAGATACGGCTTAACTGATTGCGGATTCTGATGACCAGATACTTGCATAACCCCAGCCATATCTACTCCTGCTTCAACCATCTCAGTGATAGCTGTTCGTCTAAGATCCATTGCCCATAAGTCAGTACATAAATCTGCTTTCTTAATAACTTCTTTAACTAAGTAGCAAACTTCTTGCATTCTATATGGAGTAAAGGACTGTCCTCTAATTGGTTGAGGTCGTGGGCATACATAGGGTTGAAAGCCAAAGTCTTCCTTTTGTCTTCTTAACATCCGTATCAAGTTATCTGAGATAGGTAAGTGTACTTCCGCACCCATCTTAGACTGCTTAATGTCTAACCTCTTTTCCTTAAAATCAATATCATCCCACTGTAATTCTCTTAGATCTCCTATCCGCTGCCCAAAATCGTAGGCCATATGGCAAATTAGACCTATACTTCTATACTTTATATCTGAGTAAGCAGTCTCAACAAATTTCTTTACGTCTTCTTTCTCCCATCTAACACTTCTAGCACTGTCTTTTTGCCTGGTTAGTCCAGAAATGGGATTCTTATTGAGTATTTCCTTTTGTATTGCGTACTTTAGTACAACAGATAGTGCGCTTATCCTGACATTAGCTGTTCTAACCCCAGTCTTTAACCAAGATTCATAACTGGCAGTCATATGTTTTAAGGATAAACTACTAAGTTTCATGTTTCCTAGCTTTACATCGTTTTGTACTAAGGTAGAACAAACTTTGTTTAACTGATCTATGTAGTCTTTCTGTGTTTTAGGTCGTAACTTACAAAATTTAGGAGACTTCTTATAGTAAGCTATCATTGTACTTAATGTATCTTTTTTTAGTGGCTCTATCATTTAACTAATCCTTTTAATGTGTTTATATCTTCTTCTAACTTATACTTTAAGTCATCTTGCAATCGCATAGCAATAGTGTCCAATCCTGTCCAAGACGCTATCTCTCGTTTGTACTCCAAAGTCTTGTGTGCAGCATCCGGGTCAAGTGCAACTATAATATATACAAAATCTTGTAAATATTCCATATGTTTCACGCTTAATGATGTACCTAAGATAGCCATACCTGTGACATTATGACACACACTAGATATAGTGTTAGCACTAATAACATCTTCAACGATCACAACAGTTCCATTTGGCGCACCTACACATGACTTATATACCTGGGATGCCCCTGTATATCGAAACCATTTAGGTACTGCGCCATCTAATGCCCTGCCTATTGCGTCAATAAGTCGCCCATCTTCTCGTATAGGAAATACAGCCCTCTTATCTTTAACGTCATATAGTAGTTCTGTATTGTATAGCTCCCACTTATCTACAAAGGCAGTCATTAATTTGTGCTGACTTGTAGAGTTTATAACATATTCTGGCATTACCATTAAAGAAGCATTTTGGGATGCATCAATATGACCGTATGAACCTAACTTTTTCTTAATATCTGATGCTGTCATGCCCAGATATATAGATCCCTTAGAATTGCAGCGCAACTTATAGCACTGGTATAATATTGAACCTTCTACATTACTAATGCTTAGGGTGTTCTTACCGTTGCAGTCGGGGCAGTCACGCCTAACGCTATGCCCCTCCTTAACATCTAAGGTTTTTATGTAAGCAATAAGATTACTCATTTTACTTATCTTCATCTCTCCGAGCAATGTAACACCACAAAAAACCTACAATGTAAATTATAATGAAAAAATACCCTGGGAAATACCATGCTTCGTGGCTCATTTGTTTTCCTCTCTATGCATTTCTCTCTGCTCCAGTATTAATAGACGTGCCTTGATACACTTTTGTTCAGCTTGCATAGACATTATTATTTTTTCGATGTCAGTCATCTTAACGCTCCTCGTACATTGTATAGCTCACATAGATCTTATTATAGGGATCACGTTGAATTGCATACCGCATTAAATCATATAATTCTTCCAAGCCATACGCTTCTTCATCCTTTACGTGCATCTTCTCCGTTTCTATTGGTTTTTTTAATGCAACGTGCTTTTGGGTTTTTTTATCGTATTCATGCGTCTGCGTGTGGACTGTCCACATCCTTACACTATCATAGTTAATCATCTTCTTCTCTCTCTTTCTGTTGTTGTTGTTGTTTAAATTGTTGTCGCTTATATTCTTGTTTATTGCCTTTCTTAGGTAGTATCGTTTGGGGTGGCTTGCGCTCTTGCAACATAGCCTTAGCTACCGGATTGCGTACTACTATTTTAGTTGATTTTTTCATTAAGCCTACCAACGCCATTACATTGTTCGCACGGCTCTGCATCAACACCAATATCATCTGGGTCTTCCGGGTAGGGTTCAGCTTCATAAACTACCCCACTGCCGTTGCAAGTGTAGCAAACTATATCTTTAGTCTTATCTGCTTGATCCATTTTACTATTAATGTCTGTAATCAAACTCTGTAGTGCGTCCTCTTCCTCATTAATTGATTTTAATATAGAGGTACGTTCTTTATTATGCTCCTTATTTTTTCTATCTAATGTTTGGTTAAGTAAAAATATATTATGTTCTTTACTTACTATTTCTCCACTAATGCTCATCTGTATATACTCCCTCATCTTTATTGGTTACTACATATTCAGCCCCAAACTTAGCTACTAAAGCTATGTCGTAAGCCCTAGCAGCTTCCATCTTTGTAGCAAAATACCCTATATATATATATTTATTACCTTTTAATTTTAATCGTGCATGCCAGGGTTTGGTACGGTATTTGTCTACTTTTTTGTGTACGCCTCGACAATTACCACTACCTCTACTTTTTCGGTTGCTATTTCTCCTGTTTAAAGATTTGGTAGTCTCCCTAAGATTTTCTATCTTATT